TCTTCCCAGTTACGACGGATCGACAATATCTCTTCAGTACCGCGTTCTATAGTAACAATGTAGGGCTTTGCGATACCGTCTTCGTCGTCTACACCCTCAATGATGAGGTCTGCATGAATCTCATATATAGTGTAACGATCATCATCAGTGATGTCGTACCCACCTTCCTCGGCCTTCTTTTCCTCAATATCGGTGTGGAACGGGCGAGGTTCTCCTAACTCTACGCCAGAGTAGAAACCACTCACTTGTAGCTTCATTATCTCGTTCTTGGTTTTACGCATTACATGGGTAACGCGTTCGGCAGATTCTATGTTGGATGCGCCATAAGGCACAATAACGTCTTCTGCTGGAATATAGATGGCGGCCTGTCTACCCATATTGGGGTCGAAGTAAACCTTCTTAAACGCCGATCCTGCGAGTCCTAGGCTATATAGCATTCTTTCGTGCTCTGGACGGTACTCCACCATGTTCTCTGTAAGCTCATAGTTCATGTCCGCTTTTACACGCTCTGCTGCTTCTAACTTCTCTTTAGTCTCTTTACCTAGAACCTTTACCTTTACTGGCCCTTGAGCAGGGAAAGTCTCACTCATGGTCTCTGCTTGGAACCGTATAGCTGCTTCGGCTAGGACTGTAGAGTTGACGCCACACGCGCCCTGCCAAGGAGTTGTACGCTCTTCGTACTTAAACCCTAGGATGTCCAGTCCTTTGACGTAGGTATCTGCCCAGTCTTTGCGGCTGTCCACATCTGCGTCTACCATACCTATTAACTCACCTGATAACTCGTTTAAGAGTCCTTCATCAAGTGCGTCCACCAAGTTGGCGTCAAACGCCATTAGGTCGGTCTCGTTGGCATCAGGGATCAGGGTGATCTCCATACTACCATCAGACAGAGTAACCATCTCAGGATCGACTATCTCAATAGATAAGTCTCCCTCAAGCACTTCGGCCTCTTCTACTTCTACGTCTTCTATGCCTTCTGGTGCGGCGTAGATACCTTTCTCAATTGCCATTCTGTAACCTCTTAATAAAACCCGCTACCGCGATGTTTAAACTGTTTAATGTCTTCTGGCTCATCAGTAGGTAATCGTATAAATCCGCCTTGTCTGAACCGCATAAGTGCCATAACTGTGGAATCCACCAGATCGTCATGGCTCATAAAGGGAAACCCTGCGATCTCTTCTACTACTTCTTCTGCCCATCTAGTCTGTGGAACCCATACTAACCCAGATTGCACAATGTCTGATACAGAGTTTAGACGTGCTAGTTTATCACCAGAACCTCTATGGGGGGTATATTCTTGTACAAGTAAGCCCATACGTCGCATTTCTTGGTACAACGCTACACCGGAACTCTTTTTCTCTACTATAAAAGCGTCTGGTTCCCATTCCGTGTACTGATCCATAGCCAATTCTTTTAGCTCGTGGAACTCCATACGCTCTTTTATGCTGTTAAGCAAGATTATATTATACGCTGAAGTCTCCTCATTAAGGAACACTCCCCACGTAGTAAGCGCCGTGTAATCCGCTCGGTTGTGTTTTTCTGCTGCGGAGTCCAAGGACATGATTATGTATTCGCAGGGTGGGGGTCGCTCGGCATCCCACTCGTTCCACCACTCTCTTTTTACTAGGGCGGCTTCCTCGGCGGTGGGTTGTTGCTGATACTGGGCGTTCCACTGGAACGTAGGCATTGATGCCTTGGTACGCAATAACGCCTCAAGATCAAAGAACTCAGGCCACAGTGGCTTCTGTATGGGCTTGCCCGTCTCTTTATCGTCCACATCTAATATAGCGGGGAACTCTATGACCTCATACTGGTCAGCACGGTCGTTCTGGGCCATATCCTTGACCACACGCCCCGTTAGGTCGTCCATGTGCCACCGTGTCTGGATAATAGCCACACTACCTCCGGGCATCAGACGAGTACGGGCACCGAACGTAAACCACTCATACGCCTTCTCAAAGACAATAAAGTTGCCATTGATCACGTCTTGCTCAGAGTGAGGGTCGTCTACAAGCAGTAAATGCGCACCACGGCCCGCTAGAGCCGATCCAACACCACATGCGTAGTACTCCCCACCCATGCTCGTACTCCAGCGTCCGGCTGATTTAGAGTCACTGGCGAGTTTTACTGTAGGAAAGATGTCTGCGTAGGCTTCACTGGCTAGGATGTTTCGTACCTTACGTCCGAAGTCCACCGCCAAATCGGTAGTATGTGACACCATCATAACCTTCTTGTCAGGGTTACGCCCTAGATACCACGCGGGGTAGAAGATAGATACAAGCTGGGACTTACCGTGACGAGGCGGTATGTTTACGCACGCCCTGTCTTTGTCCCCTCGCTCAATGGCCATTAGGAGGTCGGCCAACATGCGGTGATGCTTCCCAACTAGGTAGTCAGGCTGCATAAGTTTACAAAATTCTATTAAATCGTCGTGTGCGGCTTTAACTGTACGCCGTTTGTCTAGCTCATCGACAAGTTTCTCTATCTCCACCACCTCGTCGGTGCTGAACTCATCAATGTTATCCAACATGTGCTGGATTTCTTCTTGGGTAAACGCTTCAGTGGTGCTAGGCGCAGTCATTTATCGTCACATCAGCGGTAGTTACCATGACTACTCGCGCCCCACAACTCAAAATCGGCTTATCTGTGGTACTTTGCAGGACTTCAGACGGCCCATTTATAGTTACAGAGTTACAATACGTGTTTTTCTTACCTTGTTTTACGGTAATTACAGGTTCGTTCGTCCCATTCTTGAGATTGGCGCGGATTTTGTGCTGATTCACGTGAATATACGTCTTAGGCATCCTTACTTACCCCCAATTCTGCGTCTACGTCTATAACTTCTCCGTCCAGTGTCACCTCATCCGCAGGATTTACGAGCTTTTCTAGCTTTTTGCGCAGTTTTGCCTTGAGATCATCCGTTGACTGGTGCGTAACGGTCACTTCCGACTTCTCTGCGAACAGTCCTACGTCCGAAATCTTACCCAGTAACTCCAACGCTCGAATACGGACGCGTGGATCGGGGTTCTCTGTCTCTAATATTAGCTTATTCGTTACCAAGTGACGCACAGAAACGGCTGACTCCACTACAGAGGCACCAAATTCCGTGAGTATGTTGCTAGTTAGCACCAGCGAGGCTGGGGTCAGGTTAGCCATACGTTTGTTTGTTGCTTTCTTCGATGTCTTTTCAGGATCATCGGCATACGCTATGGCAAGTTTAGCTGCCACGTCTTCATCTTCTTTGCTGGGCTTCAATTCTAGCCCGTGTTCTGCCAGCTCTAAGGCCGTCGTCTTCGCTGCTCGCGCACGGACACTCAAGTCCACGGCGGGGTCGTCATCAAATAGCGGAACCCCTGTCTCGGGTTCGAGTTTAATCGTCATATTGTAATCGCAGGTTGTTAAACCGGAGTGCCTTTGTACCATACTTGTTTACACAAGACAAGCATAGGGAGTTGCCCATACCATTTATAGTATACCCTGCATGATTATTATACATTTCCGATCATATTAGATCAGCTATACAATAGCGCCTCTTTCAACCCCCCTACTGTTCTGAGGTTTCTTTGTGTTTGGTCTTACTGTGTTTATTGTTTCGGCGTGTATTGTTGTTATTGTGGGGCTTGGTGTTATTGCCCTAGAGGATGGTCTACCCTTTTAAAGTTACGTAGGAGGTCTAGCCCCTCCTTTTCTGCTTCTTCTGTAAATTTGTTGGGGTGTACCTGCAAACACCCTTTACTCCCCAGCTCTTCCGTAGGTTTTATAAGCACTCTCTGCTCGTCTAAAGCAATGAACATATAGAAGTCTGCTATCTTTTGCGTACGTAAGTTGTACAGGTACTTACGTACTGGGTTTCTGTACCGCTGCTTGAGTGTTGCAAGGTTAGCCGCCTTCACCTGTAACGTGAACATCTCTTCGTGGTACGACTGGCACCATAAGTCTACGCCGGAACGGTCTACGTGGTGGCACTCTATGCCGTGACGCTCCAAAACATACATAGCAAAGAACTCACCTATCCTCCCTGTGTGTGCAGGGTTATCTATTCTGTTCTTTATCTTACTCACGTCCTGCCTATGTATTACCTAATAGGAACGTACACCGTACAGTATAAAAAATTTTTTACAAGGGGTCGGAAAAAGAGGTGGGGGGTGTCCCTATATAGAGGGGGTAGGGGTCTCGAACTCATAAAATAACGATTTATTCGTGGAAATTAGTAATATATAGAGCGGCGGGACTCCGTCCTGACAGCGCGGGTCATGGGGGCGGGGTAGGTATCGGATTCTGGCGATTCGTGATTAAACCTACCAGACCGTCGATTGTTATAACGTGCGTTATAACTTTGTACCCTATCTATTGTAATCACGCCTAAACTTGTTAATATGTAACCCATCAAGCCAATACTGGTTTGACTGGTTAACGCGGCACCATTACAAGCCCGCGCATTCTATAGGTAACAAAGTTATGAAAAAGGTAAATGAAGCAAGAGCAATCCCGACTCGATTCACTCCCGAAATAGCGGCGGCGATCACTAGCCTAATGAAGGCGACCGAGGCGGTAGACCTTAAAAGGGAAAGCGTTATTGATGCGCTGAGAGCGGCGGGTATCAAGTCGACTGACTTTATTAGCCCTAAGAGTAAGGGGTCAACCGCTACACCTGAGCTATACGCGGCGTTCAAGGAGGCTATAGTAAAAGGGTTTCCAGCGGCCAAGCGTAAATTACTGAACGCTCCGAAGGGGTCGCTAAGTAAGGAGCAAATGAAGCTTAGGGGGGATGCTCAAAGATCTATTGGCGGGTACATGGGCGCATTCAAGCGCGATATAGAGAATAAGGAGCCAGCGGCAATAGCCAAGGCCAAGGCCAAAAAGGAGGCCGGTCGAGCGGCACGGCAGGTAGCCAATAAAGGCCAAGCCAAGGCGGCAGGGTCAACGGCTAAGGTACTGGAGTCACTCCAGCAGGCGGCCAAGCGAGCGCAGGCAATTGAGGAACCGGAGTTTGATGTGGTCGAATTGGTTGAATTGCTAGCCAAGGCTCAGCAGATTGTAGTTAACCACTAGTCACCACCGGCCAAGGATGGCCATTCAATTGGAGTAAGTTATGACACGTAATGAAATCACTGATGCAATACTGGCCGCGCTGGTCACGGTAGTTTTAATTCCGGCGGCAGGCATTCTGTTAACTATCCTCTGGGTACTGATACAAGGGTAACCATTATGAAAAATCAAAAATTGTTAAACCTGCTACAAGCTGATGCGGTTGATTACTACCTCCGCCAAGGGCACTCAATTGAGACCGCCAGATATATGGCCACCTATAACCATGCTGAACGTATTCCCGAATCACTGGAAACCGAATGGTTATCGTTCGAGAATCACCAGCATGCAATACACGGCCTTGACCCTTTTTAACTCCCCTGCAATCCTTGCCCCGCTCCGGCGGGGCTTTTTTTTCGCCCGAGAAAAATCGGCTGATACCAGTTCTAGCCTCCGCGATGCGCCTCGCTTCATGCCTCGTTCTGCGGGGCGAGTTGATACCAGTTGTGGCTGCCGCGTTGCGGGTCGCATAGCATGGCACGTTAGCGCGTGGACAGTGTGGTTTGTTATAACACGTGTTATAACTTTTTGCGGATACCAGTTATGGCTATCGCGTGGCGGGTCGCATTGTTACTTTTACAATGTTACTTTTTTTCTTGTAATGTTACCGCAATGTTACCTTTTTTTCGGCCAAAAAGTAACAATACAAAAAGTATCTAAACGTGCTGTTTCGTGACAGTGCATGACTAGGCATGTGCGGAAAATGGCCTTTTTTATACTCTTTTTAATAAATAATTTATAATGTTACCTTTTACAAAAATAGTATCCGGAGTTCAAAAAATCCTGCCTTTGTTACCTCCCCTTTCACCTTAAAATAATACCCTCATATTTCCACCAAAAAGGTAACAAAGTAACATTGTATAGATATCAGTAACTTACAGACCGCACGTAGGTACACACTGGTACAACGTAGTACACTACACCGCTACACACTAAACAACACGTTTGTGTACCATTTGACATAAGCCGTCATTCCTGTATAATGGTTTAAGTAGGTCGAGTTATGGCCTACGGGGCGACACAGCTAAACGTGTCAACACAAGAAGTTATAACACGTGTTATAACAAATCAATCGGAGCAATACAGTTATGAGCGAAGCACTGAGGCACGCGGAGATTCACCACCAGAACGAGGTGCGTGAGATAGTTGGTAAGCAGACCCGCGAGTTGAAAGAAATGTCCCTTGTACTTAAAAGTGCAGTCGTTGCATTGCACAAGGGCAAAGCAGATGTTGTAGACGCGCTATTGGAGCAAGTCATATACGACATAAACAAAAAGTTATAACGCGTGTTATAACAAACTAACTAAGAGACTAAGTAAAATTTATGAACAATCTAAATCAAATGGTAGTAACAACAGCACCACAGGCAAGCGCACCATCAATCGGATCGAGTGCCATGTTGGGAGAGTTGAAGATCAGTTGCTGGACTGGACGCAAGAAAGACAAGTCAGCATCCGTAAGAGTGACGAACCAGAACCATGCCGATAATGGTACGGCATCAGTCAATAAGAAGTTACTGGGTAACTGCGACGAGTTGACCGCCATACAGAAATTCGTGGCCAACACACGTAACAAGCACTACAGCATGACAATGCCGTGGAGCGATCTGGGTATGCGACTGTTACCGACAGCGCAGTACTTCAAGTACCACCAACAGATGACCGAGTTGCAAAGCGAGTTCGAGCGCATGGTCGATACGTTCTGTAACAACTACACGTGGGAGGTGAGCAGGGCACAGGCACGGCTTGGTAATTTGTTTCGAGCCGATGACTACCCTAGTGAGTGGTCGCTACGTGAGAAGTTCGCGTTCAACATCTCGTACATACCGATACCGGAGGCCGGTGACTTTCGTGTGGACGTGGGCAACGAGCAACGTGACGTGTTGGAGTCACACTATAACGAGTACTACAGTAAGCAGTTGGGGGCTGCCATGCAGGATGTGTGGGAGCGTACGTACAAGGCTCTGTCTAATATGTCCGAGCGACTAGACTATGGTGGCGATGACAAGAAGAAAGTATTCCGCGACTCGCTAGTGGACAACGTGCTCGACATGGTAGAACTACTTACTGTGTGTAACGTGGCAGGTGACAGCCAGATGTCCGAGATGGCGCGTAAGCTAGACGACACGCTACGCGGTGTAACTCCCGATGGGTTGCGCAACAACGAGGGGTTCCGTGCCGAAACCAAACGGGCAGTGGACGATGTACTGAGACAAGTACAGCCCCAAACTGGGCACGGCCTACTACCATCATTGGGGATGTGATATGTATTACGTTGAAGCCTATGACTCAAACGACCGTCAGATACTGGGAAACCTTGACGGGCAAACGGTGCTACGTGTGCGCAACTACAAGCGCACCAAGCACTACAATAACCTACGCACGCTACGTACGCACCGCGTGTCGTATTACAAAATCGTGGCCGTTGATGGCCGCATTGTTGAAACGCTGTAACTAAACCGAAAGTTATAACACGTGTTATAACAAACTAACTAAGAGACTAAGTAAAATTTATGAATACACAAGCTATGTACGCATTATCGCTAGACCAAATCGCCAACGCTATCGCTACTGTTGGCCACCAACGCACCATACTCGTACAGGGTCACATGGGTAACGGTAAGTCATCACTGCTCAAGACGTTAGCAGATAGATTCCCTACCCACACGCCGTGCTACTTCGACTGTACGACCAAGGACTTGGGTGACCTGAGCATACCATCACTCAACACCGAGCAGGGGTACGTGACGTATCTACCCAATGAGGAGTTGGGACTGCACCTCGACAAGCCAGTCATACTAATGATTGACGAGTACGGCAAGGCGAATCCATCAGTCAAGAACGCGTTACTGCGTGACATGTTGGAGCGCAACCGATTCC